GGCTCAGGTCACGGTGCGCAAAAGCAGCCGCATCGGCTACTCGACGATCGTCCAAGGGTACATTGGCTACAGCATCGAAGCCGACCCGCGGCGCCTGCTGATCTACCAGCCGACGATCGATGACGCGGAGAATTACAGCAAGGACGACCTCGAACCGGTCCTGCAATGGCCGGCGGTTCGCAAGGTCGCCACCTTCAAGCCGCGGCACCGCGACAACCAGATCCGTGCGAAGCGCTTCAAGGGCGGCTGGATACAGATCAAGGGGGCGAACAGCCCGAAAGAGTTTCGCCGCGTCACCTCCGACAGCGTGTTGCTGGAGGAGCCGGACGGGTACCCGTGGTCGGCCAAGGAGGAAGGCGATCCGGCGCGGCTGGCGTTCAAGCGCAACCTTACCTCGCCGCGTCGCTTCAGTGCGGCCGGGTCGACGCCCAAGATCAAGGGCTGGAGCCGAATCGACGCCCTGTTCGAGCAGGGCACGCAGGAATATCGGTATGTGCCGTGCCCGCACTGCGGGACCATGCAGACGCTGGTGTTCGGCGACGGCACCGGTCCCGGCATTCGGTGGGAGCCCAAGGATAAGCCGAAACGCGCGTGGTATCGCTGCGTCGAGGGCTGCGACATCGACGAAAGCCACAAGGCGTCGATGGACGAACACGGCGAGTGGCGGGCGCACAACCCGGACGCGGGCCCGCGGCACCGGTCGTTCCACATCTGGGCCGCCTATAGCCAGTTCGAAGGCGCGTCCTGGCTGGAAATCGCGAAGGAGTTCCGGGAGGTCTATAAGGACCCCAACCTCTTCAAGACGTTCGTCAACCAGGTTCTGGGCGAGGCCTTCGTTGAGAAGGGTGAGGCCCCGGATTGGGAACGCCTTTACGATCGGCGCGAGAAAGCGATGGCGCTCGGTACTCCTCCATCATGGGCCGGGGTGCTGATCGGCGCTGCCGACGTCCAGCGCGGCGGCGGAGGCCGTATCGATCTCGACATTTGGGCGTTCGGGCCGAATCGCAAACGGGCGTTTGTCGAGCGGATCGAGGTGTTCGGCCCGATTGCCGACGAGGCGACGTGGAAGAAGCTCGACAAGGAGGTCGCCCGCGAGTGGCGGACGGAAGACGGACACCGCATGCGGCTGGCCCGGTGCGCGATCGATACCGGCGACGGCGAGAGCACGATGGACGTGTATCGCTGGGCGCGGCGCCATCCAGGCTTCGCGATGGCGGTGAAAGGCCGCGATACGCTGGCGGCCTCGCAGGCTATCGGCGCGCCGACGTGGCAGGACGTCACGGTCAAGGGAAAGAAGATCAGGAAGGGCGTCCGGCTCTGGAACATCGGAACCTCGATGCTCAAGCTCGAGCTGTTCGGATCGCTGGGGCTCGATAAGCCGGTCGATGGCGAGGAGTATCCCGACGGGTTCGTCTATCTGCCCGAAGGCACCTCCGACGAATGGATCAAGCAGCTCGTCGCGGAAGAATTGCGGATGCACCGCCTCAGGTCCGGCGGCGTCCGGCGCGAGTGGCACAAGACGCGAGACCGCAACGAGGCGCTCGATAATGCGGTGTACGCCCGCGCCGTGGCGATAGGCCTCGGTGTCGATACATGGCCGGATTCGAAGTGGCGACAACTCCGCGGCGAAGTGTCCCGTAAGCGCCGGCAGGCCAAGCCCGCCGGAGTCGACCACGACAATCAGCAGCAAGCCCAGACGAAGACAGCACCGACGCCAGGCGCAAAGCGCCAGCGCCGGGCGAACCCGTACACGACCAGGAGGTGGTGAGGATGGCTTACACCCAGACCGACCTCGACAAGGTGCGCAACGCCATCTCGTCCGGTGTCCGCAAGATCACGTTCGCCGATGGCCGGTCGACCGAATATCAGAACCTCGACCAGCTCCTCGCCGCCGAGAAGGTTATCGCGGCGCAGCTCAAGATGCAGGCGCAGGCGGGCGGTGTCGTGCGCCGTCGTCGCGTCCCCTATTACAAGAGCGGCCTCTGATCGTGGCGAACCGCTCGTTTATCGATCGGCTGTTCGGCCGCGCCGCTCAGCCCGCTCCCGTCGAGCGCGCAGCTACGCCGCGCATTCGGATGGGCCGCGGCGCACGCGCCGAGTATGACGGGGCGACCGTCGGCCGGCGCGCGGCGGGCTGGCGTCGCACCCGGCTGGACGCCAACAGCGAGCTTTCCCCCGCAGTTGCGGCGGCGCTACGCGGCATCGCCCGCGATCTCGTTCGGAACAACCCGTATGCCTCCAGCGGGATCGCGTCGATCGTCAACAACATGGTTGGCACCGGGATCACCTTCTCGGTGCATCGCGACGGCAAGGTCGACGACCGGCTCAACGCCTTGGCGCGCGAGCATTTCGACAAGACACACTGCGATGCGACCGGGCGCCACGACCTTTATGGCCTTCAGCTTCAGGCGGCCCGGTCCATCGTCGAGGGCGGCGCGGCAATCGTGCGCCGCCGCTGGCGCCGAATGTCGGATCGGCTTCCGCTGCCGTTCCAGATGCAGATCCTCGAACCCGACTATCTCGACGGCTCGAAGCACGGCCTGTTGTCCTCTGCGCCCGGCGTCAACGGCGGTTATGTCGTCAACGGCATCCAGTTCACGCCGCTTGGCAAGCGCGAGGGCTATTGGCTCTACAACGGACACCCCGGCGCGGCGCGACCGAGCTCGCTTGGCTCGACCTTCGTGCCGGCGTCCGAAGTCGCGCATGTCTTCCGTGCCGATCGCCCGGAGCAGGAGCACGGGGCCACGTGGTTTGCGCCGATCATCCTGCGCTTGAAGGACTTCGGCGACTTCGAGGACGCCGAGCTGACTCGGCAGAAACTCGCCGCCGCTTTTGTTGGCTTCGTGGCTGGCGAAGAGGCGGACGCACCTATCCCCGGTATCGAAACCGAGGAAGGCGAATCGGGCGGGTTCGAGGAGCAGGAGCCACTGGACTATCTTGAGCCGGGCACGTTTCAATACGGGCGCGCGGGCGAGGAAGTAACGTGGTCCACCCCGCCGAAGTCCGAGGGATACAAGGACTACGCCAAGGTCTCCCATCTGGCGATTTCGGCAGGACTCGGCGTCCCCTATGAGGAACTGACGGGCGATCTTTCAGGCGTCAGCTTCATCTCGGGCCGCCTCGGCCGGCTGAAGTACCAGCGTGCCGTGCAGACGTGGCAGTGGATCATGTTCATCCCGCAATTCTGCGGCGCAGTTGAGCGGTGGTTCATCGAGGCTCTCGAAGCGCTGGGAGAGGACACCCGGGGCGTTTCCATGAAGTGGACGCCGCCGCGCTTCCCGATGATGGACCCGGCGACCGAGATCCCCGCAATTCGGGATGCGATCCGCTCGGGACAGATGACGCTTTCCGGTGCCGCCGAGGAGCGCGGCGAGGACTTCGACACGTTCGTCGCAAAGTGGGCGGAGGATGCGGCCCGCATCGACGCGCTCAACCTCGTCTTCGACAGCGACCCGCGCAAGGTCACCTCGGTCGGCAACGCCGTCCAGCCCAGCAGCCCTGCGCGCGACCAGGGCAAACCGACAGGAGCCTAGCATGATCGTCCGCCCCTCCCGGGTCGCTGGAGCGAGCCAGCGACCCTGCCAGCGCTGGCGCCCGCGATTCCGCATCTCTGGAGGAACCAAATGACGGAAATCCTGATCTACGGGATCGTCGGCGATAGCTGGGACGGTCTCGATGCGAACACGCTCGTCCCGCTGCTCAGCGACGGCGACGACGACCTCGACATTCGGATCAACAGCCCCGGCGGTTACGTCATGGAGGGGCTGGCGATCTATAACGCGATCGTCCGCGAGAAGAAGAAAGGCCGCAAGGTCACCACCCATATCGACGGCCTCGCCGCCTCGATGGCGTCGGTTATCGCGATGGCCGGCGAAGAGATCGTGATGGCGGACAACGCGCTCATCATGATCCACAACCCTTGGGATTGCGCCTGCGGCGACGCCAACGAGCTGCGCCGCGCCGCCGACAAGCTCGATCGCCTGCGCGACCAGATCGTCGGCATCTACTCGGGACAAACCGGGCTCACCGCCGACGAACTGATCCCCATGCTCGACGAGGAAACGTGGTTCACCGCCGAACAGGCGCTCGAGCAGAACTTCATCACGGAAATCACCGGGGCGTCGACCGCCTCGGCGAGCAACGTGCAGCCATTCGGGTTCAAGCACGCACCCGATAGCCCGCTCATCACCGCAATGGCGATGGCGCGCGCCCCGCGGACGGCAGCCGCCGCTCCCCAACGTCCAAAGGAGAAAACCATGGACCTGTTCAAGACCCGCGCGGCGCTGGTTGCCGCGATCGCCAAGTTCGAAAAGGACGGCGGCACGCAGGCCGAGATCGACAAGATCGTCAAGTCTGCCGTGGCGCTCGACGCACAGGACGCGCTGCCGGCCACCGGCGCGCTCGCCCTCGCGCCTTCGACGACTACCAGCCCGGCAGGGCTCACCGAAACCGACGTGCAGGCGCGCGCCGATGCCGCGGTGGTGGCGGAACGCACTCGCGTTTCGACGATCCGTTCGCTCGGTGCCAAGCACGGCCTTCCCGACGACTTCATCGACGGCCTCGTGAACGACGGCACTGCCCTCGCCACGGCCCGCGAGAAGATCCTCGACAGGCTGGCCGAGTTC